GAAGATCATATAAGAAGTAAAGGACAAACCCAAGGGTATAAACATGGCACTGGCAATCAGATGCCATCAACTCCTGGTCCATATATAGGTATTGTTAAAAACAATATTGATCCTACACGATCTGCTCGACTACAAGTTTACATTGAACAATTTGCAGGACCTAACGCAGAAGATGAAGCAAACTGGAGAACAGTAAACTACTTGCCTCCTTTCTTTGGTTCAACAGAACATTCGGGTGCTAAAAAAGGCACAGGTGCATATATTGGTAATAAACATTCATATGGTATGTGGTTTACACCGCCTGACGTTGGTACTAAAGTACTATGTTTCTTTGTAGCAGGCGATCCTAATAACGGTTACTATGTAGGCTGTATTCCTGAAGACAGTTTAAATCATATGGTACCTGCTATTGGTTCAGCAACTACATATCTAGCAGGTGAAGAAGCCAAACCTTTTGTTCAAGGTGCTAGTCAAGTTCCTGTAACAGAAATTAACAATGAAGATCCTACAATCAATGATGATCCTCAATTTTACAATAGAGAAAAACCAGTACATAAATTCTTAGCGGCTAACTTGTTTAGTCAAGGTCTTATTAAGGATAATGTTAGAGGTCCTATTACGTCAACAGCACAGCGTGAGTCACCATCAAATGTATTTGGTGTAAGTACTCCGGGTAAACCTATCTATGCTAAAATCAAAGGCGATGATGTACAAGAAATCAAAGGCAAACTAAAGAGCGGAGAAATAAAATCCGAAGATATTAAAGTTGTAGGTAGAGAAGGCGGTCATAGTATTGTTCTAGATGATGGCGACCTTGAAGGTAACGACCAATTAGTAAGAATTAGAACAGCACAAGGTCATCAGATTACAATGAGTGATGATGGCGAGTGTTTGTACATTATTCATGCCAATGGATTATCATGGGTTGAACTAGGCAAGGAAGGTACTGTTGATGTATTTTCAACAAACTCTATTAACATGCGTACACAAGGAAGTATGAACTTTCATGCTGACAAAGATATTAACATGTATGCAGGCCGTAACATAAACACACGCAGTTTAAATTCAACTGTACTTGAAGCACAAAATGAAATGTTGGTAACTGGTATTAACTATGCGTCTGTGTATAGTAAACAACTTGTAGCTGTACGCAGTGACAACAGCACTGCTATTGATGCTGGTAAGTATGGTAGTTACACAGCAGGTGATAAGATAGACATCAAAGCAGGTATCGTTAACCTGAACAATGGTGGTGGTATCAGTGTACAACCTAATAGACTACACAAGAAAAACAAAGTCAGTGATGCTGTTTATAACAATGGTTGGACAACAGAATACAGCAAACTTGAAACTATTGCTACCAGAGTTCCACATCATGAACCGTGGCCATATCATAACCTAGGTGTTGAAAATTCTGTAACACAAGGTAAGCCACCAGTAACAGCATTGAATCCTGCTGTGGCAGTTAAAGCCAATGAAGTAGCAAGTAAAACACCTACTAACCAAATTACTACCACAGACTTTGCTAAACAGACACAGGCAACTAAAGGTGTTGGTAGTTTAGATCAAGATCAAACAACAGGTATGTTAGCACAAAAAGCCAAAGATGTTGGACAAAGTGCTACCACGGTAAGCACAGACAAAGGGATTGGTACATATGGTGTTTCAGCAAAACAATTAGAAGAAACAGGTTACTTAAAACCAGGAACCACAGCCAAGTATCTTAAAGATCCATCGGCAACTGTAACAGATGGATTTGGTAATCAAACTACACAATTAGAATCAGTACTTAAAAATACAAATGTTTGGACAGGTAAAGCTGGTACTAATAATTTAACTCAGTTCTTAAATGATTCATCAACGCAGTCGTTGGTCATGGAAGATGTTTACACTAGCAATCTCTCACAGTTAAAAGCCACTGGCATAGTTACAGGCGGCGAAACTCCACAGCAACTTAGTGGACTTATACAAGCAAGTTCAACATACGGTGCCGACGCAGTTAAATCTTGGACACAAGGTGGCGGTAACTCTTTAATTAATTCAGGTATTGAGCAAACAGCACGTAACTCTCAATATGCAGTTGGTCTAGTAGAAAGTAAGATTAGTAATTTAAGTAAGAGTTATGCTAACCCTGGCGGCTTTGCTAATACAGTTGATGTGTCAGCAGTGCTTAACTCAGTTAATAAAATAACAGGTGATGTGCGTATTAGGAAGCCAAAATTCTTCTAAAAATAAGCGATAAATAATACACTATGGCAAAGTTTTACGGATACAGTTCAATTAACAGAAACAAAAAGTTTCGTTTAGAAGACTTTGAATTAATCAAACGTGACTTGTTAAACGGTCTTTTGATTAGACAAGGTGAAGTTCCTGGCAGACCAAACATTGGTACTAGTTTATGGGATTACTTGTTTGAATCAATTGATGATAAATCACTAAGACAAATAGAAAACGAACTGCGTAAATCCATTGAAAGAGACCCTAGAGTCCGTGTAGATGATGTTGTATTTTACACACAAGACAACGGTCTACTAGTTGAATTAGCAGTATCAACTCAAGCATCTTCAGAATCGCAGATGCTTAAACTATTCCTCGACACAGAAAACCTCACAGCAGATTACATATAATATACGCCTATTATTAAAGTGATAAATACTTACAATAATAGGAAACAGGTAATCTATGGCTAAGACTACACGACAAACCGCTATATTTGGGGCGGAAGATTGGAAGAAGTTATACCGTACTTTTAAAGAAGCAGACTTTCAGAGTTACGACTTTGAAACTCTAAGAAAGTCAATGGTAGACTACTTACGTCTATACTATCCAGAAACATTCAACGACTTTACAGAGTCAAGTGAATTTGTTGCTTTACTAGACTTGATCGCATTTATGGGTCAAGGTCTTTCTTTCCGTAGTGACTTAAACACACGTGAAAACTTTCTAGACACAGCAGAACGCAGAGACTCAGTAATTAAACTTGCTAAACTTGTTGGATATACTCCAAAGCGTAACCTTAATGGTCACGGTTTCTTAAAAGTTACAGCAGTGTCAACAACAGAATCAGTATTAGACTACAACAATCAAAACTTATCTGGACTTACAATTAACTGGAATGACGTTACTAACCCTGATTGGTTAGAACAGTTTAACGCAATTATGAATGCTTCTATGGTGGATAGCCAACGCTTTGGTCGCCCAGGTAACAGCCAAAAGATTTTAGGTGTTTCTACAGACGAATATCAAATCAATACAACACCAAACACATTACCTATTGCTAGTTTTGAAAGTGACGTTGATGGTATTGCAATGGATTTTGAAATTGTTTCAGGTACATCACTTAATAAAACTTACATCTATGAACAAAGTCCACAGCCAGGTGGTGCATTTAATGTGCTTTACAAAAATGACAAACTAGGCTATGGTTCAGAAAGTACTGGTTACTTCTTTATGTTCAAACAAGGTGCATTGACCAATCAAGACTTTACACTTGTTGATCGTATTTCAAACAGAACAATTAATGTTAACATTGAAGGTGTTAACGAAAATGATGTTTGGTTATTTGAATTATCAAACAACGGAAACTTATTAACAGAATGGTCACCAGTAGACAACATTTATGCAGTTGACGAAACAGGTGGTCAAAGAGAAAAAACAATTTATCAAGTTAACACAAGAACAAATGATCAAATTGGTCTACAGTTTGGTGATGGTACATTTTCAAAAATTCCATTAGGTGATTACAGAACTTATGTTAGACAATCAAATGGTTTAGAGTATGTTATTAACCCAGAAGAAATTCAAAACATACAAGTACCTATTAACTATGTAAGTCGTAAAGGTCGTGTTGAAACATTAACATTAACAGTTGGTTTACAAACACCAGTTTCAAACGCTAAAGTTAGAGAAACGATTGCAGAAATTAAAGAACGTGCACCAGCGGCTTTCTACACACAGAACAGAATGGTCAACGGTGAAGACTATAACAACTTCCCATACACAAGATTTACAAGTATTCTAAAATCAAAAGCAGTGGCACGTACAGGTGTTGGTATTAACAGACAGTTAGACTTATTAGATCCAACTGGCAAGTATTCATCAACAACAGCGTTTGCCAGTGATGGTATGTTATATAGATCATTTACTGATCCAACAAAAACATTCTCATTCTTAGACACAAATGATATTGCAGATGTAATCCAAGGAACCTTAGAACCAATAGTTAAATCACGTTCACTACGTCATTTTTTCTACGATAAGTTCCAACGTATTCCAGTAACTAATCTTACTTGGAATCATTCAACAGCTATTGTTAACCAAACAACAGGTTATTTTAAAGATACGTTAAGTGGCGGTGCTGTGGCAGTAGGTGAGTTTGCTAGTAGCGATACCAAATATATTCAAGAAGGTGCATTAGTTAAATTTGTACCACCTGAGAATCAATACTTTGATGCCAACAACAGATTACAATCAGGTGTACCAACTAAAGCCAATGAAAAATTAGTATTATGGGCAACTGTAACTAACCTAGTGTTAGATGGCACTAACTTTGGCCAAGGTAATTTAAGTGATGGTACAGGCCCAATAACATTTAATGAATATCTTCCAAATGGTTGTATTCCAACAGAAATTATTCCTAAGTTTATTACAGACTTACCAACAACATTTGAAAATAAAATTATTGAACAGATTGAAGTTTACAGAGACTTTGGTCTAGGCTACAACGAAAAAACAGCAACCTGGTATATTATCTCAACAGACAACTTAAATGAAAATGCAGATTTTAATACAGACTTTGCTAGAAACACAGATGGCCTTAATCGTGATGCTTCATGGTTAATACAATTTACTACAGATGGTGAGATATACACAATCAAGTATAGAGATCTAAGTTATTACTTTGCATCAGTCTTAGAAAATAGATTTATTTTTGATTCAAATTCAAAAGTATATGATCCTAAAACAGGCAAAACTGTTAACGATAACGTTACAGTATTAAAAGCAAACACTAAACCAGATAACAACGAAAACCTAACAACAGATGTTAGACTAGATATTATTGGACAAGAAGTTGAAACAGACGGTTTTGTTGATAACTTTAAAGTACTAGTAAGTTATTCAGATAAAGACTCTGATGACGTTGCTGATAACCCAGACATCTTTAAGGATCTAGTTAATCCAAACACAAACCCAAATACAAAATATGTATTCTTTAATCGTCAAACAGACTTTGACAATTTAGAAAGATGGGTACCAGTTGCTAGTGGTGTAATCAATATGATGTTTGCTAACTTAGAAGCAATTGAAAATAAAAAAACTGAATACTTAACTGGTCAAGTATTTTATGCTTACACAGATAAAAAATTCTATCAGCTATCAATTGTAGGTGATGAATTTACTATCTCACAAACTACGGACTATCGTGTAGCAGTAGGTAGACAAGATTTGTATTTCCAATACAAACATAACTCACCTAACACACGTAGAATTGATCCAGCATTAACAAACATTATTGATTTATTCTTAGTGACTAACACTTACTATACAAATTATACTAATTGGATTAAAGATACAACCAGTTCAATTACAATGCCAAATCAACCAACCATTGATGAGCTTACATTGGCTTACAATCGTTTAGAAGATTATAAAATGGCAAGTGATAATATGATTCTTAACTCTGTAACATTCAAACCATTATTTGGCGAAAAAGCAAGTTTAGAATTACAAGGCACACTTAAAGTTATTAAACAAGCCAACGTAGTAGTATCAACAGGTGAAATTAAATCACGTGTTGTTGAGGCTTTGAATGAATACTTTACTATTGATAAATGGGATTTTGGTGATACATTCTACTTCTCAGAATTATCAGCATACCTACACGAGGAGCTAGGTGACATTGTAAGTTCTGTGGTTATTGTACCAACAGATCCAACAAAAACATTTGGCGATTTATATGAAGTACGCTGTTCACCAAACGAAATATTTGTTAATGCGGCCACAGTGAATGATATTGAAGTTATTGATGCACTTACAGCTGGTGCATTGAAAAAGAGTTAGGATAAACAATGGCAAGATATACCAGAACTATAGATCTATTACCTGAAATATTTAGAACAGAAACCAACGAAAAGTTTCTTAATGCCACACTTGATCAAATTGTACAACGTCCTCAATTAAGAAAGATTGAAGGATTTGTTGGTCGTAGAATTGGTCTTGGTGTTGACGGTAAAGATAGTTATGTACTTGAACAAGATCAAGAACGTGCGGCCTATCAACTAGAGCCAACAGTTACTTGGAAAAAAACAGACACAAGTGAAACACGTGACTTCTTATCATATCCTGGTATTGTTGACGCACTACAAGTTGGTGGTGCATTAACCAACAGACACGATAGACTATTTGATTCTGACTATTATGCTTGGGATCCATTTGTAGACTACGACAAGTTTGTTAACTTCTCACAATACTATTGGTTACCACAAGGACCAGACTCAGTTGATGTTGGTGCTACTGAAATATCTACTTCAGATGCTTACACTGTTTCAAGAAATGAATTTGATTATACGCTAAGTGGTGTTGAAGGCACTAACCCAACTATTACAGTTGTACGTGGCGGCAACTATAAATTTAATGTACAACAAACAGGTACACCTTTCTGGATCCAAACAAATCCTGGATCTAATGGATTAGTCCCTGGACAACCTAATCAGTCAAGCCGTGAAGTTATGGGTGTTACCAACAATGGTGACGACAACGGTGTTGTTGAATTTAATGTTCCTTTAGAAACAGAACAAAACTTTTTCTTAGAAATGGATACAGTTGCAACTGTAGACCTAGTTACAGATTTACGTTTTGACGAAGTACACAATCAATTAGTAAGACCATTCTTAGACAAACATGACGGTATTGATGAAGTTACTGATCTACGTAACAGAACAATTATCTTTATTAATAGAAATCCAGGTAACGGTGATGATTCAGGTTGGAAACGTGACTCACGCTTTGATGATAAAAACTTTGACGCAAACGGTACTAGTTTTGCTGAGTCTGAAGAAATAACAACTAAAACAGATCGTTACAGTATCTACAGAATTGAATATAGATATGAAGGCCAAGACAGCTCAAGTGATGTATTTGATGCGTCAGGTAAAAACCCATACATGGTACTTAACAAAGTTAGAGAAATTCCTAACTTGTCTAAAGTACACATTCAGTATGGTACAGAATACAACAATAAATTTATGTGGAAAACATCTGAAGGTTTCTTTGAACTTCAACCACATATCACAGCAATTAAAGATACACTGTATTATCAAGACGGCACAGACACAAATAGATTTGGTATTATCCGTGTTGTTGATGCTGTTGATCAACTAACATTA